CAACGCCAGTGATAGAAGATACGCAATTTGGTTGTTGGAGATGTGAGAAAGGATTGAAGTGTACTGCTGGCGAAAACAAAGAGTGTATATGTAAGAATCATCTTCTCCTTCCCGGCCTAATAACTTTTGCGGAACCAACTGATTACGGCCAGAGTGAAGGGGGCTACGATTTCATTGAGTTCACAAATGAGGACGGAACTAAATGGACACATGGTGCTGGTGGCTTCAGCAGCGAAGAACTTATGAAACTTCCGGCTAATACCCCGGGGCGTCAGATGTTGAATGACGTGAAGAATCTCTTCGGAGCCACAGTTACTGACTGTGGCGAGGATCTATTACATCGCTACCCAAGAGATTTAATCGTCTGGGAAGGACCCGGCGATGAATTACCTAGGGCATGGAGGGTGCTATACAATGAAGAATTACTGGAGTTAAAACCAATTACACGAAATATCGAAGCTGATTACAGTGTAGTTGAATTAAAGGGTAATCGTATAGCAATTATCTATCGAGAGACTGTGACGGCAGAGATTAGGGAAAGAAAATAATGAAAACACTCGAAGAACATAATACAGAGCAACGCAAATTATACAATCAACGTGAGTGTACCAATACTGGCATTAAATGTCCAACGTGCGATTATGAATTGCATTATACTGACATAAATGTTTTACTAACAAGTTATCCACCGCAAAAAAACATACATTGTAACCAATGTGGATGGTCTGGTTATTGTATGGCATAATGCTAGTACCAAGACCCTATCAAATTGCCGCTCTTAAAGCTCTGCGCTTACATATTTGCCAGAAGGACTCAAATCCATGTGTAGTGATTCCAACCGGAGGCGGTAAGAGTGCATTGATTGCTTGGGCCATCCAAGGATGGAAAAAAGAGGCTCCGAAGTTCCGTTGTATTATCCTCGCGCATCGTAAAGAACTGATAGAACAAAATGCAGCGGAACTGCGGACTCTCTACCCTGAAGGCGATATTGGAATCTATTCCGCGGCGCTTAAGCAACGAGACTATGATTCATCCATTCTCTATGCGTCCATCGATTCAGTATACAAACGCGCCGGTGAATTTACGCCATGGGATGTTATTATGGTAGATGAAGCCCATCGTATTCCATTTAGCGGCGAAGGAAAGTACAGAACATTCATAAATGAGAGTAAGAAATATAACCCGGAACTGAGGGTAATCGGCTGGACTGCTACTCCTTTCCGAATGGCTGGTGGACAAATATGCCATGAAAATCACATTCTGAATGAAGTTTGTTATGAAGCTAAGGTTACCGATCTAATTAAGGATGGCTATCTCTGTCCGCTCCGCTCAAAAGTTGGTGTAACGCAACCTGAACTAAAAGATGTTAAGCGTAATTCTGGTGGTGATTACATCCTAAGAAACCTGGCCGAGGCTACGGACCGTGAACAGATTGTTACCCATGCTATCGCAGAAGCCGTACACATCATAAGGGCCGAAAACCGCAAGGCCATTATCTTTTTTTGCGTAGATATCGAGCATTGCCGTCATGTTTCCCATGAATTGGATAGATGGGGAATTGTCGCGCCGTATGTAACTGGCAAAACGCCACTAGCAAAACGTGAACGGGTTGCTGATAATTTCAAAACTGGCAAGCTCCGAGCTATCTGTAACGTAAACGTCTATACGGAGGGATTCAATGCAGAACACACCGATTGTATCGTACTGCTCAGACCGACGCTTTCTCCGGGATTATTCTCACAAATGGTTGGAAGAGGATTGCGTATTCATCCATCTATTCGAGACTGTCTCGTGCTCGACTTTGCTGGATGTATTGATGAGCATGGACCGATTGATCTCCTTGGTGGTCAACCCACCGTCATGGCAATCTGTCAAATATGTCGAGAATTATTTAGTCGAGCTATCCGAGTCTGCCCGGCCTGTGGATGGGAAATTCCCAAGCAAGAAATTGAACGGTTAGATGAAGTTGAACGAAAAAAGCGCCTCCATGGCGACAAAATATCGCAGAAGTCAATTCTATCGAATGTGCCAGTAACATACAAAGTAGATGATGTACTTGTTAATCGGCATCGAAAAGAAGGATCTTTTGATTCTTTGCGAATCCAATATCGTTGCGGGCTATCAATGTTCAGGGAATGGGTGTGTCTTGACCATGAAGGATATGCTGGCCAGAAGGCGCAGATGTGGTGGCTTAGGAGATTTAAGCGACCAGGACAAAAACCTACGGTAAGTTTCGCATTGGGGAATATGTTCTTAGCACAAGAGATTCGAGATTGGACAAAGACAATTACAGTACGTAAAACTGGGAAATATTGGGAGATTATAGATTATAATCAACCATTGACGGAAAAAGTTACATGAGTAAACCCTTATCGCCAGATGATCCCTGTCGATTTATGTTACATGATAATTTCATTACAGTTCCGACAGTACAACGAAAAGGATGTTACATTTGCGAAGATCCAGAGTTTGCTCGAATGGGTCTTCCACTTTGTTATTCTTGTCAGTTTTGTGGTGGTCATGTAGCTGCTGATGATACAATTTGTGATAATTGCGGACGAGACCAAAGGTATGAACCAATTACTTGAAGCTGCCCTAAAATATGCCCAACTTGGTTGGCAAGTCTTTCCTTTAGTGCCAAAACAAAAGGTTCCTATCACAGCGCATGGGGTTAAAGATGCCACATCAGATACCGACCAAATTAAAGTATGGTGGGCGAAATGGCCAGATGCGAACATAGCAGTTGCGTGTGGCAAGGAAAGCGGCGTTTATGTAATAGATGTGGATGTAACTAAAGCTGGTGATGTAAATGGTTATGAATCACTTAAGGAATTTCCTCCACTCCCAGAAACAATTACACAAGATACTCCAAGAGGTGGATTTCATGCTTTCTTTCATACTGATAACCCTCCTGCTAACCGTAATAATTTTCGTCCTGGTATTGATATACGCGGGGATGGATATTATGTAGTGCTCTCTCCCTCTATTCATCCGAATGGTGGGGTTTATACTTGGAAACTCGGCTGTGCGCCTTGGGAGCTAGTGCCAGCCGAGTTTCCTGATTTCATGCGTCCAACGAAACGAGCGCCGTGGGTTGATGCACAGCCCCAGCAGAAGCCCATTTCTGCCCCTATGGGCCCTACTGGGGCTGATGTGGTGGAGAGGGCATCTCTTTATTTGGCCGAATGTGAGCCAGCTATACAAGGTCAGGGAGGGCATTCAAAGTTACTTTGGGCAGCGTCGGCGATGGTCAACGGATTCTTACTGTCGGACGACCAAGCCCTCGACCTACTGATAAGGGAGTATAACCCCCGCTGTGTGCCTCCATGGAATCTTGGCATTAAAGGGGAGAGTAGGGATTTCCGACGGAAAGTGACCGAGGCCCGGAAGCTGACCCCTGACAAGCCGCGCGGCTGGTTACTGGAAGATGCTGCTTATGCGCCTCAACCCCTGCTTGACATAGATGTCCCTAAGTTAATAGCTAATAAGAAAATGACATTTCAGGGAGTTCCAATTGTACATAATCCAATTCTTGATGGTGATCTAAATGGTGAATTATACATCACAAGATTAACTTCTGAACTCGAATTCCTAACCCATCCCACAGGACTCTTGGGGGAGATTTGTGAATGGATCAACTCGACAGCAATCAGAAAACAACCTTTTTTGACATTGGCTTGCGCACTAACTTTTTGCGGCGTGCTATTCGGGCGGAAAATCTGCGATTCCCTCGGAAGTAGAACGAATCTCTATTGTATGGGTGTAGCGCCATCTTCCGCCGGGAAGGCACATGCACCAAATCAGATTCGTAAACTTTGTCAGGCAGCCGGCTGCACTGATCTTCTCGGTGGTGAGGATGTAGCTTCAGATTCAGCTATTGAAGATCGTATGGAACGACATCCAGCAAGCCTTTTCTTATGGGACGAAATCGGATATTTACTATCGCATATTCGATCTGGTATTTCTCAGTATCATGTACGAATTGTTCCGCTACTGATGAAACTTTACTCGGCTGCTGGGAGTATTTATAAGGGGCGCGAGTATGCTGAATCTGAAAAGCAGCGCACTATTATTCAGCCATGCTGTTGTATTCATGGTACATCGACACCAGAACGATTTAGTTCCGGTATTTCCCCAGAGGAACTTCAGGATGGATGGCTGAGCCGATGTCTTGTGTTTCGGACATACAGCCATCCAACGAAAAGTAGGGGCGATTGCGATGTGCCAGTTCCACAGAGCATTTGCGATCAAGTTAGTGCATGGTATACTCGTCAGATTGGTGTAACTGATGGTCAGGATATCAGCGCCTATGCAGTTTATCGAGGTTCTACTGGAGTAACTGATGCACAACCGCCGGAACAAATAGTTGTTCCAAGAACACCCGAAGCTGAGAAGCTCTTTCTCTCCCTTGATGATGAATCCGTTGCCCTCGGGAAAGCTAATCCAGTATTGGCTTGTCTATGGACTAAAAGCGAAGAGAATGCGCGCAGAGTAGCTTTGATTGTAGCCGCAAGTGAAAATTTCGAGGCTCCAGAAATCACTGGCCCCATTGCTGATTACGCTTGCCGGCTCATACGGTATCTATTATTGAACTTTGCCAGAGATACTGTACCGGCAATTGTTACATGTCATATAGATGCACAAAAGCAGAAGCTTCTAAGGATTATCAATCAGGCTGGAATTGATGGATGTTTAACTAGGCACATTACGCGCGCTGCTCGATGGTCAACAAAAAAACAACGCGATGCTTTACTTGCGGATCTTATTGAGGCCGAGGAGATTGTAGGGCAAATTAAAGGTAAGGGTATATGTTATTGGACCATAGAGAATTATCGGAAATATTTAGTAAAACAGGGAGAACAGTAGATGAAAGTACCTCAAAAAGTTACAAAATTACTCAAGAAAAACAGACAATTTATTGTAATTGGCGAACATGAACCATATTATCTAGAAGCATATATGATGATTCGCAGACAAGAACAAACACAAGGGACATGGACACTTGGGGATGAAGATAATTTTCAAGACGCAGTAGATCGGCGATATAATATAGAACGGTTATAAAATGAATATTCCTGAATCAGTTACAATTGTACTTCCTCTACCAGTAAAGGTGCTGTCACCAAACTGCGCAGTTGCTACCCCTGGTGGTCGGTTTGCAAAGGCAGCCGCAACTAN